AGAAAAATACTTCACCTTCTCTCACAGTCCCCGACCAGTCTATGTCCATACAGGAAATACTACGACGGTTTGCGTCGGGGTTACCTGTAGGCGGACAAAAAGTACCTTTCTATTCAGACGATGAAGAAAATGATCTGCCAGACCCACGCCACATGGATTTGGCCGATATTCAGCGAATGCAGGAAGAGGCAGAACAGGAATTGATGTCAATCAAACAACGCGAAGCGGATAAACGTAAACCAAAAACTACAAAACCCAAAACTACGCCACAACAGGAAGCCGATGAGGCTGAAGTTCTGGAGTAAACTATAAATAGAGGAACATCCCGCCACACCACCCCTGTACCCTATGGCGAGCGTCGCCGGATCCGTTGGCGACGATAGGAGCCAATGGGGCGACGAAGCCTAGCCGGTGGTGGCGGGTGTGACGACACGCATAACGCAAAAGAAACAAATGAGGAACCGAAATAGGAAAACGAACGGGCGCAGTTGGGAGCGCACCAACGGAGGACGACGCAGGAGGACGACGGCAGGCAGCGACCTTCTAAGCCCGTTCCGATTTTTCTTTTTTGGCTCCACCTTTTGTCTTTTTTCGCAAAAAAGACAAAAGGTGGAAACTCTCAACACAACACACCCCCCAGAAAATAGCACTAATAATCTTGATATATTAGTGCTAATTGACACCAAACAATTTTAACCATTAAAAATTTTGACTATGCCAGATCCAAACATTATCGCAGCAGCAGCACAATCAGGAGGAAATCCAACCGCTGCATTCGCACAAATGGGCGCAAACATTGCCCAACAAGGTCTCACAGGAATTTTCACGGCACTCACAAACAAAAAGGCCCGCAAATGGCAATTACAAGACTACCAGCGTCAACGTAATGACGCATTAGCAGACTGGCGTATGATGGCAGATTACAATAGTCCCGCAGCACAGATGGCAAGACTAAAGGCAGCAGGTCTCAATCCGAATTTGGTATATGGATCAGGGGCTGACGCTCAGGTTAATTCTATGCCCAGGTCTGCAGACACTCGTACAGTACAGCCAATGCAACCCGAGTTCAATGTAGGTTCTGTTCTTGGTTCATATTACGATGCCAGGATAAAAGAAGCTCAAATTGATAACCTACAAGCTCAAAATATGGTTATCCTTGAAGAAGCAAAACTCAAGGCCATAAACGCAGCAAAAGCAGCATCAGAAACTAAGCTCAAAGACTTGAATTATAAGTTTAGAGACGAAACCTACTTCTATGACCTTCAGAAAGCCAAATATTCTGTTGATATTATGGCAGGCAGAGTATCACTCACCACTCAACAGGTAGAAAAGTTGAAACAGGACACACAGTACACGATTGATGAGAACAAGCGAAAATGGCAGATGCAACGTCCTACTTATGAAAAGGCAGTCCAGGAAGTATTAAATACTGTATTACGTGGTCAAATGACACAACAGCAAATTCAGGTACTCACACAACAGGCCCGTATTTTATCTAATCAGGGCGATTTATGGGACCAGAAAATTAACCCCAACGATTGGGCTCCATTTCGTAGGATTCAGGAACTTTTAAATATTGTATGGAAAATTATGAAAGGTTCAGAATAATTTACTAAACTTGTGCAAAAATAACCGTACTGGCACCGGTTACCCAGTAAAAAAATGAAACGTTACAGCAAAAGACGAATGAACCGTCGTAAAACTCGTTCCAAAAAGTATTACACAGTCTCCAGGGGAGGAATTCGTTTATGATAAAACTTATACCAGGTAAATACTACGAAGGAAGATTTTTCACGTACAACGACTGGGACGATCACCCAACAGAGTTTAACTATTGTGAATTTTCACACACTTATGAGGAATTAGAACAAACCGTATACGTATTTAAACCTCCTCAAGGTTTTGCCTGGTATCCCCGATTTTATGGAGACACAGAACTACAATTGATGGTAAAAATTAACCAAACAAAACAATTAAATCTTTTTGAATGAAACAGAATCTATTTAATTCAATCCAGGTAAGAAAACAAAAGAAAAATGTATTTGACCTTTCACACGATGTGAAACTATCACTCAACATGGGAGAACTTGTCCCTATCATGTGCCAAGAAGCAATCCCGGGTGACAACTGGAAAATATCAGCCGAGTCACTACTTCGATTTGCTCCTATGGTAGCTCCTTTAATGCATCGTGTAGATGTATCAATACATTATTTCTTTGTACCTCACCGTATCCTATGGCCTAATTGGGAGAAGTTTATAACTAACACAAAAGTCGGTGAAGCTTTGCCCGCTTTTCCAGTTGTAGAAATAGATGACGACTCTAGCAATTACTCCAAACTGTGTGATTATTTGGGCATTCCTGCAAGAGATCAAGCAGGTAATACAGGAAATGAGCAAATTTCAGCTTTACCATTTGCTGCATACCAAAAAATATATGACGAATATTATCGTGACCAAAATCTAATTCAGCCTGTATTTGAGGAGTTACAAGACGGTTTAAATTCAATAACAACATATCATGTATTAAGACGTCGTGCATGGGAACACGATTACTTTACCGCATCATTACCATTTGCACAGAAAGGAGACCCCGTTACAATTCCAATGCAAGGAATAGTATCAGTTGATCCAACAAGCATTGGCACAAACAGAATTCTCGATGCAGCAGGTAACGAAATCGGCGGAACATTATCGGCACAAACAGTGTCTGGCCAACTTCAAGTAAACCCCGGAGGTGGTGCAGAAGATGCCCAGTATGATCCCAACGGTTCATTGGTAGTAGAAAACGCCAACAGCACAATAAACGACCTACGACGTGCGTATCGTTTGCAGGAATGGCTTGAATTGGCAGCACGTGCCGGATCTCGCCTTACAGAAAACATATGGGCATTTTTTGGAGTTAAATCACCAGATGCACGTCTTCAACGTCCAGAATATATCACAGGCGTTAAGAGTCCCGTTATTGTATCCGAAGTGTTGAACACGACTGGTACTACAAGCCGTCCACAGGGCGATATGGCGGGCCATGGTGTAGCTGTAGTTAATGGCAACCGTGGTTCTTATTATGTTCAGGAACACGGTTATATAATGGGCATCATGTCAGTAATGCCAAAAACAGCATATCAACAAGGAATTGAACGTCACTGGTTGCGTCGCAATCCATTCGATTTCTACTGGCCACAATTTGCAAACATTGGTGAACAGGAAGTCCAAAACCGTGAAATTTTCGCATTTCAGGGAACAGACGGTGATGCTACATTTGGATATGTGCCCCGTTATGCAGAATATAAATTTGCAAACAACCGTGTGGCAGGAGATTTCAGATCAACATTAAACTTCTGGCATCTTGGAAGGATTTTCGACAACCCGCCAGCGTTGAATCAGGAGTTCATTGAGTGTAACCCCAGGCACGATATATTCGCAGTAACAGACGAGGATGAGCAAAAGTTATGGTGTCACGTATACAACCGTGTAACCGCTGTACGTCAAATGCCTAAATTCGGTACGCCAACAATTTAACCAATGTGCATTACTCCGCTAATTATACAACAGAAAGAGTATGCACGATCAGTACCAGTACCATGCGGAAGATGCCCCGAGTGTTACACTCGGAAGGTGTCCGCATGGTCTTTTCGTTTAATGCAGCAGGAAAAAATATCAGACAACGCCTTATTTATAACACTTACTTATGACACTAAACATGTACTATTATCCCGTAATGGTTATCTTTCACTCTGTAAACGAGATATACAGCTATTCTTCAAGCGACTTCGTAAGGCTCACGAAAAAAGAAAAGCAGAGGATATCCGCTATAAAGACTGGCAAGCAATTCGCTACTATGTTGTCGGTGAATATGGCGGCAAAACAAAACGGCCGCACTATCATGCGATCATCTTTAACGTTATCATTGAATTAATACAACCATCATGGAATTTAGGCCACGTCCATTACGGAGAAGTTACAGGTGCTTCAGTAGGTTACACGTTAAAGTATATGAGCAAAATATCACAGATTCCTATGCATCAAAACGACGACCGCATACCAGAGTTTGCATTAATGTCAAAAGGACTAGGAGCCAACTATCTAACACCACAGATGATCAAATGGCACCGTTCCGACCTCCTTAACCGTATGTACGTAAATCTAACGGACAACAAAAAAGCATCAATGCCCAGGTATTACAAAACCAAAATTTACGACGAAATAGAATTGATGTGCATAAATGACTATCAGGCGCACAAACGTGAAAAAGAAGCACAGATACATGGCCAAATCATTTCAGCGAGAGATTTATCAGAAGCGCATAAAGCGGCGTTTGCAAAGATGCGCACAAACCATTTTAAAAATCAAAAACTATAACACATGTTTAAGACTCCTTACAACAGGGAAACCCACAAGACACAGAAAGAGAAAAATACTTCACCTTCTCTCACAGTCCCCGACCAGTCTATGTCCATACAGGAAATACTACGACGGTTTGCGTCGGGGTTACCTGTAGGCGGACAAAAAGTACCTTTCTATTCAGACGA